ATGACAGAAACCAAGCCTAACATCGACCCAGCAGGAAGATACACCATCGCCAAGACCTGCGAGCTTCTCGGAATCGACAGAAGCACCCTCCACCGCCACACCAAGAAGGGGAACATAAAGGTTCACTTCCGCAAGTGCAACAACCGCCCATTTTACACAGGGCTGGACATTTTGAAATTTTGGCAGATAGCCATATAGCATAAGTTTAACATTTTAGTTTTTCAGAATTATGGGATTATTTGGAAACAAGAAGGTAGCAGAAGAGAACGAGTTCGAGGGAGCTACAGAGTGGTTCAAGGCACAGGCAAAGACAGCCGAGACATTCAATAACGAAGACAAGGATATGGGGGGGCAAGACACACCAAAGCAAGCTCGCATCTTCATAGCCATCGAGGGCAACGAGAAAGAGGGAATGGTCGCAGCATCCATCAAGGCGAACGACAAGAAGATTCTCCTCGACGCATTGTTCAAGCTCGCCCAGCACGAGGATTCATTCAAGGAGCTCATCCTTGCAACAGCAGCCAAGCTGAGACTTGTCAAGAACATCAGCGAAATGACAAAGGGGATGCCAAAAGAGCTGAGAGAGGCAATAGAACACTTAACCAACATTTTGTAAAAGCAGCATGAGAATCGAATTCAAGACAATCACCATCAAGAACTTCAAGGGAGTTCTCGGTGAAAAAAAGCTTACCTTCAACCCAACGCTGACCCAGATAATGGGAGCGAACCACGCAGGAAAGACCACCATCGTGGATGCGGTACAATGGGTTCTCTTCGACAAGAACAGCATCGGACAAACGGTATTCGGAATCGACCCGAAGGATGAGAACGGAGAAATCATCCACCACCTCGACAACACCGTGGTTCTCGAACTGACAGCCGACGGCACGGACTACAAGCTGGAGAAGGTCAGAAGCGAGATCTGGACGAAGCCACGCAAGAAGGAAGAGGCAGAGATGACAGGACACACCACCAAGTACTTTGTCAACGAAAACAAGTACACGCAGAAGGACTTCAAGGCATTTGTCGATGACCTCTGCAAGGAAAGCCTCTTCAAGGCGATAACGACACCCTCCTACTTCCCAAGCCTCCCAGCGGAAGACCAGCGCAACCTGCTGACCAAGATGGTGGGCAAGACCACCGACGAAGACCTTGCAGGAGACAACGAGGACTTCAAGGGATTACTGCAGGAACTGAGCGGCACCGACCTCCAAAAATTCAGAGAGCAGCTCCGATACAGAATCGGTGAGTTAAAGAAGGAAATCGAGCAGATACCAAGCCGCATCAACGAGAACACCGAGGAGCTGAAAGCACTTGAAGCCAGCAAGCCAAACTTCGACTTCACACGCAAGCGAATCAAGGAAATAGAGACAGGCATCGAGAACATCGACAACGAGCTGGCGGACTTAAGCCGCACCGTGGACACCGAGTTCAACGAGCGCACCAAGGAGCGCACCGAGATAAACAAGCTCAAGAACCGAATGCAAGCCATCGTCCAGAGTTACCAAGACAAGAACACGACGGAGGAGCGCAAGCACAAGAAAACCATCGACGATGCCAAGTACGAAATCGATGTGACGGAAAGAGCCATCCGCAACGCAAAGGCTGCGGTGGAGGACGGACAGGCACAGCTCAACAAGATAGCCATCGCAAGCGAGGACTTCAAGAAACGCTGGGTGATTCTCGACCAAACCGCCTTCTCCTGGGACAACAACCAAGAGATTTGTCCAACCTGCCACCAACACCTCCCACAAGATGACATCGACAGGATGAAGGAGGAGATGGAGGGCAACTTCAACGACAACAAGAGCAAGCAGTTCGATGCATTGGAGGAAGAGGCAGCTCGCATCAAGAAGCGCAAATCGGATGCAGAGGCTACCATCAAGAACGCCCAAGACAAGCTGGGGAAGCTGGAGCAGCAGCACAAGGAGCAAGAAGCAGCATTGCAGAAGGCGCAGGAATCAAAGCCGACCCTCACCTACCACACAGACGATGAGGAATACCAACAACTCCAGATGGACGTGAACGCAAGAACTGCGGCACTCGAAGCGAGAACGGAGGAAGAGACAAGCGACACCAAGGTGAAGCAGGAAGCCACCCTCAAGCAGCGCAAGGCTGAGCAGAACAGGCTCAGAGACGAACTGCGAGACGAGCTCGCCAAGGAACAACGCATCACCGACAAGCAGAACCGCATCAAGGAGCTGGAGAACAGACAGCAGACCTTGAACCAACAACTCACGGAGCTGGAGAAGAAGGACTACACGGCAGAGCAATTCACCATCGCCAAGATTGAGAACCTCGAAAAGAAGGTGAACGATTTATTCACCAACGTGCAGTTCAAGATGTTCGAGCCATTCATCACCACAGGTGGAATCAAACCGACCTGCGAATGCACGATGCACGGCACACCTTACAGAGACCTCTCCACGAGCGAGAAGATAAACGCTGGCATCGACATCATCAACGCCATGTGCGCATTCAACGACACATACGCACCTTTGCTCATAGACAACGCAGAGAGCATCACGGACATTCTCCCAACGAGAAGCCAGCAGATACTCCTCATTGTTTCACGAGACAAGGAGCTGACAATAATTCAATAAAAATTTTAAAAGCAAAGTGATTATGACGCAAACAGCATCACCACAGCAAGGAGGACAGCAAGCCAACACGCAGCTGACCTCGCAGAACGCAACCGCCCTCAAGCGGATGCAGGAGGAAACGACCCAGCAGATTATGGACAGAGTCAACGGCTGGCAAGAGACAGGCGAGCTCGTCCTACCAAAGGGCTACCACGTAGGGAACGCCATCAAGATGGCATGGCTCTACCTTCAGACGGTCGAGAACATGCAGCACCAAAAGGCAATCGACGTTTGCACGAAGGACAGCATTTGCAACGCCCTCTTGAACATGGTCATTCATGGCGAGTACCCACAGAAGCACTGCTACTTCATCATGTACGCAGACCGCCTGGAGTGGAACGAGCGATACCTTGGCAAGCTCATGAGAGCCAAGCGAGACACCGAAATCGAGAAGGTCAACGCACAGGTCATCTACGAGGGCGACGAGTTCATCTACACCATCGACGAGAACGGAGAGAAGCAGCTGGTGAAGCACACACCGAACCTCGCCAACATCGACAACACCAAGATTCTTGCAGCATACGCAGTAGTCATCAACAAGGACGGCAGCAAGCACATCGAGGTGATGACAAGAGCGCAGATTCAAAGCGCATGGGAGCAGGGAGCGATGAAGGGCAAGAGCGGAGCGCACACCAAGTTCACCGACCAGATGTGCATGAAGACGGTCATCCAGCGAGCTTGCAAGATTGCCCTCGACAGCACGGCTGACCCAGGCGACAGCGACGAAGAGACAAGCCGCTACGATGAAGCCACGGCAGAGCGAGACGCTGCCAACAGCCGACAGACCATCGACGTAGAGGCACAAGAGGTTCACGATGAGCAGCCAAAGGGCATCGAGGCGAAAACCAACTACATCGACATGAACAACGGAGGGCAACCTGCACCAGAGGCAGCACCAGCGGAAAACGCTGGCAACGCAGCAGGATCTGGAACATCGAGAGCCTGTCCATTGCCATAACACAAGGAGGGAAGAGCGATGAAGATGACAATCCTCGGAAGCAGCAGCAAGGGAAACTGCTACGTCTTGCAGAACGACAGCGAAGCCCTCATCATCGAGGCAGGAATCAGCCTCGCAGAGGTCAAGAAGGCTCTCGGCTGGAACATTGCGAAGGTGAAAGTTTGCATCATCAGCCACCAGCACAACGACCACGCAGGACACGCAGCCGAATACGAGAAGGCAGGAATACCACTGCTGGCTCTCCCCTCCGTCATTGAAGCCAAGCGGCTGGAGGCGACAACCACCACGGCAATCAAGGAAGGCAACGGCTACATTTACGGAGGCTTTCGGATTTTGCCCTTCGAGGTCAAGCACGACGTACCGTGCGTGGGTTACCTCATCGAGCACAAGGAGACAGGGCGCACCCTGTTCTTCACGGACACATACGCAATGCCCTACGACTTCAAGAACATCACGCACTGGATGGCAGAGGCGAACTACAGCGACGAGATTCTCGACCAAAACGTTCTCAACGGCTGGGTGCCAGCGGCACTAAGACGAAGGGTCATCACCAGCCACATGAGCATAGACAACACCATCGGGATTTTGAAGCGAAGCGACCTCACCAAGACAAAGGACATCCTGCTGATTCACCTTTCAGACGGCAACAGCGACGAGAAGGAGTTCATCACGAGGGTACGCAGGGCAACAGCCAAGACAACAAGAGCAGCCAGCCCAGGAATGGAGCTGGACTTCGACAAAGAATTTATTAACATTTAGATTTTACAACATGGCAGAAGAAAAAGAAGAGAAAATCAAAATTGTAGAGCCAGGACGAGAGAACGACAAACTCACGAAAATGGCAGAAGGAGTCTATAAGACTATCGACGACTACCACGAGAAGAACGAGCTGCATTGCTTAGTTCTCATGGCAGACAAGACAGGAGGCGCATCCTTCATCATCGGAGACGAAAAGATGATAGCCAAGGAGTTCAAGGAGCTCACAGGATATCACGAGGCATTCAAAAAAGTTTTAAACTTGATAAAGAAGTAACAACATGGAAAAAGAAACAATTCAAGTAGAGATCCCAGCAGGCAAGAAAGCCGCATGGGTGGACGGTTTCCTCAAGCTCGTAGATGCGGAAGAGGAACAGAAGGACAACCGCCCAATCACGGAGCGAGTAAAGACATTCGAGGATGCCTGTCAGATTTTGGGCATTGATGCAGGGGCAATCCAAGAGCAATGGGAAAACGCAGGGCTCACCATGATAGACGAAATCGCTTATCAGAAACTGCGCATCATCACAGCAGCCCTCAACGAGGGATGGGAGCCAGACTTCACAAACCCAGACGAATACCGATACTACCCTTACCTTTGCCTTTGGACAAAGGAGGAGCTGGAGCAGAAGACCGACGAATGGAAGGACGAACGCAACCTACAGCTGTGGATTGGTGGCGGCTCCTCGAACAACGGTGCGAATTGCGGTCTCGCTGCTGCGAACTCGGACTCCGCCTGGTCGCTTGCGTATGCGAGCATCTCGGCTCGGCTTGCACACAAGACAGAGGAGCTGGCAATCTACAGCGGCAAACAATTTACTGAACTTTGGGCAAACTACACCACAGGAAAGGAGGTCAAGTCATGGAGAAACTCTTAGGACAGGAATACCAAGACCTGCAGGAGCGAGAGCGTTTTTTGAGAGACAACGCAGACGCAATCGAGGACATGGGCTACAGCAAGCCGATACCAAGCGACCAAATCGAGAAGCTGAAGGAAAAACTTGCTGATGCCAGCATCAAGAAGCTGGAACAGGAGGAAGCCAAGAAGACAGCCGTCCAGATGTACAACGAGGAAATCAAGGGTTACAAGAACACCATCAAGGACGTGGCAGACAAGCTCAAAAGCAAGACAACCTACGTCAACGAGCCATGCTACAAGATGATAGACCAGCAGACACGACAGGCTGGTTACTACAACAAGGAGGGAGTGCTGGTTTATCAGAGACCTGCACGACACGAAGAGCTGCAGCCTCGCCTCTTTGACTTGCGCCCAGGCAAGACAGGGACGGAAGACAAATAACACAAGTTTCACATTCAAAAGATTTTCAAAATGAAAGAACAACTGAGAAAGACAGCAGAGCAGCGAGCAATCGAGAAGCTCACGGAGTTGAACACCGAGGAAGGACAGGAGACCATCATCCGATTTGGGGATGCCCTCCCACTTAAGGAACCAAAGGCAGTAAGCATCAGCGGAACAATCGACGCACCAGCCCGATGGGTAGAGAAACGCAAGGATGACATCGTCTCAGCCGACGCACACGTCCTCGTGGACAGAGACCACATGAGCATCACGCTGAAGACGGATGAGAACAGCGCATACAGCGACCAGATTGTCGGGGTGCTGACCCTTTCGAGCGAGATGCAGGAGTTTGGTATCAACACAGGCGAGAGCATGTCCTGCTTTGACATGGCAGACCGCATCAAGCAGCTGCGCTCCTACTTCGAGACAAAGCAAGCAGCAATGAAGTTGGTCACCGAACTCCGCAACTTCAAGGCGAAGGTCGACAAGGAGATGGAGTTGAGCGATGACAAACGAGGAAACCGAAGAGCCATCATGGCACAGACGGTCGAGAGCAACCTACCCGAAAGTTTCAAGATTCAGCTCCCAATCTTCAAGGGCATGCCGAAAGTCAACATCGAGGTGGAGGTGGAGATTAATCCAAGCGACCTCTCCTGCACCTTGGTCAGCCCAGAGGCACACGACATCGTGGTTGAGGAAAGAGATATTCACATGAATGCCGTCCTCGACAGAATCAAGGAGGTAGCACCAGCCATCGTAATCATCGAGCAATAACAACAAACACCCAGGGAGCAGCCAACGAGCAGCTCCCAAGGGTGATTATAATACAAACAGAACAATGAGCAGGAACACAGACAAAGGCTCCATCGTCATCAACACCAAGGACGCAGAGAACATGCTGCAGGACTTCACTACGGAAGAGGCTGGGCAGATTTTCATGGCTTTACTTGCCTACGCCAACAGAGGCGAGGAGTTCAAAACCGATGACAGGTCGATGCGCACCCTGTTCAGAACGATACAAGCCAACATCGACCGCAACAACGAGCGATACGAGGAGAAATGCGAGCGCAACCGACAGATTGCCCTGGAGCGAGAGAAGAAGAGAAAAGAGGCACGAGAAAAAGAAAAGAAAGAAGAGCACGAACGTACACGAACGTTCACGGACGTTCACGAAAAGCACGAACGTACACAGATAGAGATAGGGAAAGGGAATGAGATAGGGAGTGAGATAGGGATAAACAATAAAGAGTTTAATGATATTAAAGAGGCTAAAGCCTCTACGTCAGAAACAAGTTCTGACGCTGCATCTGCACCACGCAAGGAGGCGAAAAACGAGGCGAAACCAACGAGGAAGGAAGACAAGATAGACTTCGAGAAGGTGCGCCAGCAATTCAACCGCCTCATGGAACAGCAGAAAATCCCGAAGCTCAAGGGCAAGATTACAGGACAGCGCAAGGCATTCTTTGAGGCACGAGTTCGAGAAAACGGCATCGTTTCGGTTTACAGAGTGATGATAAAGGCAGCAGCAAGCAACTTCTTGAACGGAGGTGGACGGAACGGATGGGTCGCCAACTTCGAGTGGCTGTTCAGACCCAACAACTTCCCGAAGGTGCTGGACGGTTACTACGACAACCCACAGCCAGCAACACCAGCAAATCAAACAAACGGAGGATTCAGAAATGACACAACAGCAGAAACACCAGCCGCAAGCGGTCGGGCTAATAATCGCAACGAGCAGAGGGCAACAGAACAGCGTGAGCGCATCCAAGGCTACGCAGGTGTTGCCAGCAAGTGGAGGCAGATTGCTGACTGCGATACGGCAGCGATGGGAAACGAGGCAGAGCCTCCTGCAGACCTTCCACGTTGACAAGCAGGTCGAGCTGACCAAAAGCCCAGATCGATGCTACTTCACGAACGCCCCCACACTTTGGAACGTGAACCTCGCCTACGGATTCGGCACAGCGCAGGAATGGCTGGCATACCAGATAACCGACCTTTCGGAGTTCAGCGGAGCCAGGGACAAAATCACGGACAGGCAGCTCGACCAAATCATCCAGCTGATAACCGACGATTACGGCTTTTTGAACATGGCTGAGATTATGCTTTTCTGCCGACGATTCAAGCGAGGGCTTTATGACAAGTTCTACGGCAGCGTTGACCCGATAGCCATAATGCAGGGGCTGAACGAGTTTTGCAGGGAGCGGAACGAGGCATACGCCAAGCGAGACAGATACCTGCAGGAGCTGAAGGAATGGAGGGATGCTCACAACCCGAACAACATGACGCACGAGGAGGCAACCATCATCAACCAGATGCAAGCAGAGTACGCAATGAACACGAGGGAGCAGGACTTGCTCATCGAACAGAAATACAAACAGATTAAACAACAAGAAAATGGCAAACATCAAGAATCTAAGCCGCATCCGTGAGATTGCGGAGAGCCTCCCAAAGCTGGAGGACGCAAGAAAGTTATTGTCGCAGGACGAAAGCCTTGCATTTGTAGGCATTCCCAAGAAGACACAGCCAGACGGCAGCGTAAAGCAGGGAACGCTGGTCATCCTGCCAAAGGAAGTGAAGTTGAATATTTTGAACGTTCTCAATTTGGAGATTAACAAGCAGAAGGAGGAGCTGAAAGGACTATGATGAGATTTTGGAACCCAATCGAGGCTTACAGAAAGGCAAGCCAGCGAGCAAAGAACGAACAGACACGCCACGAGGCGAAGAGCAAGATTTGCATCGGAGACTACACCGACAGCAACGGAATCACCTACACGGCACTGATGATAGACGGAATCCCCGTCCACAGAATCACGGCTGATAACATCACCGAGAGCGAGATTCAGCTGACAGCCGTGCGCAAGGAGTACTTCAACAAGCGAGCCACGACCGCTGGATAACGAAAGGAGGCAGAGATGGACAAAAAGGAATTTTTCGAGAAGGTCGCAGAGATGCGCAAGCACCAAAAGACATTCTTCACCGCCAGGCCAAACAGCGAGGAACGCAAGGACGCACTCATCAAGAGCAAGAGGCTGGAGACGGAAATCGACAACGAGATAGCGAGAGTTCAAGCCGTCCTCGCCAAGAAGGAAATCTTCCTGATTCAATACGAGGACGTGGACGGAACGACAGCGAGCCACCTCGTCGAGGGATTCGACATGGCGACCCAATACCGAAAGGGATACACGGTCGCCAACATCACGAAGCGAATCATAACCTACAACGGCAGGGATTGGGAGGCGATGTCACTCCAGCCAGGAAGCACGATGCCAACGACCATCGGAGGCAAGGAAGGAGGCAACCCATGACACACGCCAGCCTTTTCTCGGGTATCGGAGGCGCAGAGGTCGCAGCCGCATGGATGGGCTGGCGCAACGTTTTCCACTGCGAGATACAGGAGTTTCCTCGCAAGGTTTTAGATTATTGGTTTCCAAACGCAGAGAGTTATGAAGACATTACAAAAACCGACTTTACAAAATGGGGGGGCAAAATCGATGTTCTCACAGGAGGCTTCCCCTGCCAGCCTTTCAGCCTCGCAGGTCGAAGAAAGGGAGAGGAAGACAACCGCTACCTCTGGCAAGAGATGCATCGGGCAATCAGAGAGATTAACCCCACTTGGGTCATTGGTGAAAATGTTACTGGAATCACAACGATGGTGGAGTCCAGCCAAACGACTTACATGGGTCGCACGTCCGACCTTTTCGAGCCGCACGACCTTTATCGAGAGGAAAGCAGGTTCACCCTTGAGCGCATCTGCCAAGACCTCGAAGCCGAAGGATACGAAGTCCAGCCGATTATTATACCAGCTTGTGCCGTCGGAGCACCCCACCGAAGAGACAGGATCTGGATTATTGCCCACCGTACAGACCCAGGGGCTGAAACGATGCAACAAGGAGGGCAAGACGGAGTTCTACCCAACGGACATGCTGCCCACACCGACAGCCATCGACATGGGGAGCGGACGGACAAACAAGAGTGCATCGCCAGGAGCTGCGGAGAGACCAACCCTCGCCAAGGCAGCGAGAATCGGGCTGCTCCCAACGCCAATGAGCTCGGAGATTTCCCACACCAAGAGAGTGCAGGAGTTGAAGGCAGCAGGAGCGTCCGACTTCCAAAGCAGGGCGAACGGAGCGAAAAGACCGAATGGGCTGATGGACTTCCTGGAGTTCCACGAGCTCCTGCCGGCACCCAATGCGGTGGAGGGAACGAAATACACCCACAAGTACAACCCAAACAGCCAAATGGGGAGAAGCCTCACGGCATTGGCGGTGAACGGGTTGATACCGACACCAGCGGCAAGGGGTTACAAGGGGAACACCATCACCACGACGAGAAGGCGCAAGGGGCAGTTCACGAGATGGGGCGAGATGCTGCCAGATTTCATAACCCGATTGCAAGAGGAGCAAACAGGGGATTCGAAGGCTTCCCCTCAGTTGAACCCACTATTCGTAGAGGAAATGATGGGCTTTCCATTTGGCTGGACAACCTATCCGTTTCTTTCGGAAAATGGAGACAGCAAAGCATAAAGGCATACGGCAACGCCTGGGTGCCACAGGTCGCCTTCGAGATTTTCAGAGCGATAGAAACAATTTCAAAACAACAAGAATCATGAAGCAAGAAAAAGAAACGGCAAAGCAGCACACCGTAAAGCAGCTGCGAGGATTCCAAGCCAACACCCGAACAAAGAAGGGAGAGGCATACGTCGCAATCACCAAGACAGCCGACAACCAAGTCAGCCTCGGATGGAAGGGAACGAAGCAAGACCTCCTCAACCTTTTGTTCACCACCTGCCGAAACGATAGAGCGATGGCGGCACTCATCTGCAGAACCGCAAAAGACCACGTCGAGCATTGCAAGCAAAACCACCAGCAATGGGTGGACTTGACGGCAGACATCGTGCAGCTGGACAAAGAGCTGGACGCAAGCGACCAAAAGCAGGAAGGAGGCGAGGGATGATTGACAGAGAGCTAACCAAGGAAGAAAAAGGCGAGTTGACAAAGCAATTCATGGCAGCAGCCATCGTAGGATTCTGCGCAAACCCCGATTTTTCGGACAATACCTACGACAGAATCGCAGAAATGGCATTTGAGCAACCGGTGGAAGCCACCAAGCAACTCGCAAATTACTTCAAGCCATGATAGACGCAAGCCAGATAAAGAAAGGCGACATCGTCGCAACCAAAAGGCAGAGCATCATCGTGGAACGGATAGAGAGCGAGGGCAGCACCCTCGCCTTCTACGGCAAGATTTGCAGAAAGGACGGATGCCCAAGCAAGAAGAGCAGCAACCACAGAACCATCTACCCTGCCGTGATTTTCAGAGTCACAAGGGGAACGAACATCATAATGACAGCGACATGAAAATAAGACAAGCACGAAAGATTCTAAAGGCACAGCCCGAAAACGAATCCAAGAGAACAAACCGCTATTGGACGGAGAAATGGAAGACCTACAACGACAACATGCACCCTTTGAACTGGGTCGCGAATTACATCGGGATGAGGGGAGACCACCGAATCGACAAGGCGATAAGCAAAACAAGCAAGATAAAATAAAAATTTCAAAGGAACATGGGAAAGAACAAAAAGCGCAACAAGTGGAGCAACCAGCCACGCAAGCAGCAGAATCCACTTGCACAACAACAGCAGATGGTCGCACCAAAGACCTGCCGTGATTATTGGGCGAACAACCTGACGGAAGAGGAACAGCAGATATTCAACACCCCGATAGCGGTGGCACAGCACGCAGGGGTCGTTCAACGCCTCGGTTACCTAACCGCCACCTTCTACCACCTCCACAGCGTGGAAAGCCTAATCTTTGGGGAGATGCAGAACATCGTCGAGGATTGGGGATTGTTGATAAAGGGAGTGCAACCAACCATCAACAGCCTCCAGCAAAGCGAGAGCAAATTCTTCAAGGTTATGCACGACTTGGTGAACACACAGAGCCAGGGAATCAAGGAGACCTACACCCAGGACGTGGACGCACTCTATGACCGCATCACCCGATGGGAGGGAATACCAAAGGCGTGGAAGCCTGGCGACGAACAGAAGCTGGAGGGCAAAGGCAGGATGGAGGACATCATCGGCAGCTTGAAGAGCGGAACGCTAAAGCTGAAGGAGCAGGACATGGATCCAGACCCGATAGCGGAAGCCTCCACCCTCTATGCCATCGCAGAGATGAACGAGGATGAGACAAGCACCATCATCAAGCAGGACATCACCAAGAAAGGACTTGCGGCAATACAGGCAAACAAGCTCGCCAAGAAGAACCCAGCCAAGATGTACGTCCTTTTCGAGCAGCGGATGCAAGCACAGATGACCTGCCACATGACACCATTCAAGGCTGTCCAGAAGCCAGCCGACCAAGACGAGCTGGTAGAGATTGACATAAAACCAAAGGGCAAAAAGCCAAAGGAGAAAGAACAAAATGAGTGAGAGAACACCCGAACACATCAACTTCAGACGCTGGCTAAAGGAGACCGAGTTCATCCCCCAGCGTCCGAAGGAAGCCCATCTTCTCGCAGTCACCGACAAGAAGACAGGCAAGGTTTGTGACATTGCCATCACGCAAGACAAGCCACCCTACCACAACAGAAGCTGGAAGCTGAAATGCCTCTACCCAGAGCAAAGGTTCAGCATCGAGCGAATGCAAACCAACCTAAGAGGAATCACAAGACGATGAGCGGAACAGGACACAGATTGCAGAACACCAAATGCGGACACTGCGGTCACGCTTACGAGAGCATCAACACCTGGGTGTGCGGAAAGCAGGGAAAGCCCATCTTCGAGGGCAACCCACCCTGCGACAGCCTCACACCCGAAAGACAGGAGGTAAAATGGAAGAAAGAAAATACTACAGCTTAGAAGACCTCGAAAAATTCAAGGTCGAGGTGGAGGGAATCATCGAGCCAGACTTGCTGCAAGAAGAACGAGAGCAACACAAGCTCCACCTTCACCAAGCCAACCGCCAGCGATTGCCAAAGACACCAGCCAAGGGCAAGGCTTGGAGTTGGAACAGAATCAGAAGCCGCCCGAACACCAAGCACGGCTACCACTGAGACAACCACCCTCGAATGAGGGGGAGGGTTTAGGAGGGGGTGCGCATACACCCACATACCCCCACACACACGCACACCCACACGCATAGGTGCGAACACGAAAGAGACAAAACAACAAAACAAAAAGGAGACAAAGCAATGACAAGCACGGACGCATGGCTCTTGATAGCCATCATTATCGTTTTAGCACTCTACGCTGCATGGCTATGGGATGAAGCCAAGAACGCCATACCATACCCAGGAGACACGGAGAGCCAAAATAAGGGCGCACAAGCGCACGAAACCACCTCTAACGAGGAAACACCAAGCAGCGAAACAAAAACGCAGCAGGAGGCGAGAAAATGAGCAACAGAGAGCAAATAATCATCGGAATAGACCCCGACACAGACAGAAACGGCATCGCCCTCCTCGACATGAGCACCCACAAGCTCCAAGTCCAGATGCTCACCTTTCCCCACCTCCTCGACTTCATCAAGGAGCGATACCACCAATTCGCAGAAATTGACAAATGGGATTTCAAGGTCATCATCGAGGCAGGATGGATGAACCACGGCAACTACCACATCAAGCGATGGCAGGGAAAACAAGGAATCGCCAGCCTCGGAGTTGACCAAGGACGCAACGAGCAAGTGAGCCGAACCATCGGGCAAATGATGGAGCACTGGGGCATCCCCTACGAGTTCAAGAGACCGCTGCCAAAGTGCTGGCACGGTGCCGACCGAAAGATTACCAAGGAGGAAATCGAAGAAATAACTTTACAAAAGCTGGGGAGGCTCAACCAAGAGGGGCGAGACGCAGCCCTGCTCGCCTGGGATTACGCAGGGCTACCGATGCGCATCACCAGCACCACCCTTCGAGGGAAGCCTTCAGCGAAAAAGCCCATCTTTGCACCGAAATAGGCACAATTTGTGTTAATTTTTCAGCAAAAGTGATTATATTACAATCAGAAAACGTATTTTTGCGGCATGAGAAAGAATACAAACAACACAGACAACGACAGCCTCCAGCAGAAGGAAGCGGAACAATTACAGGACTTCATAGGAGACATCGGGAACTTCGAGCTGCCCGACATCAACCTCAACCTAATGGAGTTCCTGCCTTCCGATGAGACGGAGGAAACGAGATACACCCTGCCGAAGGTTGTGCCGATGAAGGAAGACTTTGTTCTCTACGACAACGCACAGAAGATGGCGAGGGAGCTGCGCCTTGGCTTTGGGGAACGCTTCGACGCTTTCGTCAGCGGCTCTTTTATTTTTGGAGACTTCATCGAAGCCTACCTAACGACACAGAACGCATGCGCCAAGAAGATGACCATCAGCACGCTCTCCATGAGCCAGAACAACGTGGACAGCCTCCACACGCTGATGGAGAAAGGGTACATCGAGGAACTGAACCTCATAATCTCGGTTTATTTTTGGGGCAACGAGAGGAGCAGCCTCATCCCCTACATTTACAAGCAGCTCGACATTGGCGACCGATTCCAGCTGGCGGTGGCAGGAGTCCACACCAAGACCGTACACTTTGAGACATTGGGGGGGCGCAAGATTATCATGCACGGAAGCGCAAACCTTCGCTCCAGCGGAAACATCGAGCAATTCACGATGGAGGAGAACCCAGAGCTCTACGAGTTCTACGATGACCACTTCAACCGAATCATCGACAAGTACGCCACCATAAGGAAGCCGATACGCAACAGCAAGGCGTGGGATTTGTTCACGAGAATGACATTCAACGATAAACATTAACTTCAAACATTAGGAGAACCAAGACATGAGCAGCGGTTCAGAATCACACAGGGGTGGAGGCAGCGTCCTCCACAGCAGCACCAAGGCATCGAAGCGAGCAAAGAGCGTCCTGCCTTTCTCACCAGGAACAGGTGGTGCAGCACCATTTTAACTACAATTTTCAAACAGCAGAGGCGAGCCTTTAACAGGGTTCGCCTTCACTGCTTAAAGCAAAGGACACAAGACAATGGACACAAACGACATTCAAAGAAGGGTGATGGACATCAGCCAGCTCCACACGAACACAGGGCAGGTGGAGGGATTGCCAAAGAACCCACGCTTCATACGAGACCCGAAATTCAAGAAGCTGGTCAAGAGCATCGAGGATGACCCAGAGATGCTGGAGCTTCGAGAGCTTATCGTTTACGACACCCATGACGAAAGGGGCTTTGTCATCATCGGAGGAAACATGAGATACGAGGCTTTGCGCAAGCTGAAGCACAAGACAGCCGTCTGCAAGATTCTCCCCCACGACTTCCCGATGGACAAGATGAGACGCATCGTGCTGAAGGATAACTCCAGCTTTGGAGAAACCAACTTCGATGACCTCATCAACGATTGGAAGCCAGAGGAGATAGACGCTGCCGCCATTGACATCCCCGACATTCCCGACCCAGAGGAAGAAGAGGAAGCCAAGGACGATGCCTACGACGTGGCAGGGAACACCCCGAAGAAGGCAACCAGCAGGACAGGCGACATCTACCGCCTCGGCAACCACCGCCTCATTTGTGGAGACAGCACCAAGGAAGAATACCTCGAAGCCTTGATGCAGGACGAACAGGCAGACCTCCTCGTCACAGACCCACCATACAACGTGGACTACCAAGCAAAGGGCAAGATGAAAATCGCCAACGACCACATGGCTGACGAGAACTTCGTGGCATTCCTCACCGACACCTTGCAGAACGCAAGCAACAGCATGAAGCCAGGTGCAGCCTTCTACATTTGGCACGCAGACAGCCAGGGCTTCAATTTCCGAACAGCCGTGAAGAACATCGGATGGGAGACACGCCAATGCTTGATCTGGAACAAAAACAGCCTCGTCCTCGGTCGCCAGGACTACCAATGGAAGCACGAGCCGTGCCTTTATGGATGGAAGGAGGGAGCAGCCCACTACTTCACCAACAAACGTAACCTCACCACGGTCATGGAGCAGAAGCTGGACATCGAGAGCATGAGCAAGGCAGAGATGAAGGACTTGCTGCAGCAGCTATTCGGAGGCGACACACCGACAACCGTCATAGACTGCGACAAGCCGAAGAAGAACCCAGACCACCCAACGATGAAGCCCGTCCCTCTCATCGGCAAGCTGATAAGCAACAGCAGCAGACGAAAGGATATCGTCCTCGACATTTTCGGAGGAAGCGGAACGACACTCATCGCAGCCGAACAGCTGGGCAGGTGCTGCCGAATGGTGGAGTTTGAGCCGATTTATGTCGATGTAATCATCAAGCGATGGGAGGAGTTGACAGGGATGAAGGCTGTCCGCATCGGGAACATCCACGCTCCACAGCCAGAGCAGCCAGCCGCAACCCAGCCGATCAAAACAAAAGCCAAGAAGGAGGGATAAGCCATGCCAAAGGGAAAAGAGACTATGACGGAGAGCCAGCTCGCCAACATCGAGAGCCACAAATGGCAGAAGGGGCAGAGCGGCAACCCAAGGGGAAAAAAGAAGGACAGGGTCAAGGCACTCTTGAAGCAGGTGCTCCCGAAGAGCAAGCTGAAGAAGAGCGAGGCACTGACCCTCGACGAGATAAACACCATCGAAAGAAGCATCCTCTCCCTCGAACTTGCCGACCTGCAGGTGCTGGCGAAGGCAGACGAGACACCAGCATACGCCAAGACGCTGGCGATGGCTGCAATCATCGACATGAAGAACGGCAAGACCACGACGATGGACAGGCTGATGGACAGGCAATACGGCAAGCCACAGCAGAAGGTGGACATCACAACCAACGGCAAGACGCTGGAGCAAGGCACGCCACTGACCAGGGAAGAGCAAATCGAGTATTTGAAGAAGCTGGAGGAGGAGTACTGACATGATGAACGACACCGAACTGCAAAAATTTTGGGTTTTGAGCAACCCCCTCAACTTCACAAGGTACTTCTTCAAGGAGAACGGAGGAAAGCGGTTCATTGTCGGACACCACCACAAGACGGTCTGCGATGCCCTCGACAAGGTTTTGAGGGGAGAGTGCAACAAGCTAATCATCAACATCGCCCCACGATACGGAAAGACGGAGCTGGCGGTGAAGAACTTCATAGCGATGGGGCTGGCGATAAACCCAGCGTCCAACTTCATACACCTGTCCTACTCCAGCGATCTGGCGGTGGACAACAGCATCGCCATCAAGGACATCGTCAACAGCGAGGCATACCAGCGGCTCTTCGACACGAGGGTCAAGTACGGAAGCGACACCAAGGCGCAATGGGACACGGAGCAAGGGGGAGGCGTTTATGCCACCTCAACCCTCGGACAGATTACAGGTTTCGGAGCTGGAGAGGTGGACAGGGTGGATGAGCAGGGCAACCCACTGCCCTACCGATTTGCAGGAGCAATCATCATCGATGACCCGATAAAGCCAGAGGACGCATTGAGCGACGTGGTGCGTGAGCGAGTGAACCGACGATTCGAGACCACCATCCGAAACCGAGTCAACAGCCGTAACACGCCAATCATCATCATCATGCAGCGACTCCACGAGCACGACCTTTGCGGCTACCTGCAAGAGATTGAGCCTGACGATTGGACGGTGGTGAGCCTCCCCTGCGTCACCACGGACGCAGAAGGACACAAGCAGCCACTATGGGAGTTCAAACACACCCTCGCAGAGCTGGAGAAGATACGCCTCGCCAACTCATTCGTTTACGAGACGCAATACATGCAGAACCCGACACCTATCGAGGGCTTGATGTATTCCCACTTCAAGACCTACGGCACGATGCCGATAGAGGCGCATCTGCCAAGGCGCAAGTGCTACATCGACACAGCGGACACAGGAGCGGACTTGCTCTGTGCCATTTGCTACGAGGAATACGAATGCGGCTGCTTTGTCACCGACATTCTGTTCACCAACAAGAGCATGGAGTACACAGAACCAGCCACAGCCCGAATGCTGGTGCGAAACCAGACCCAGGAGGTCGTGGTGGAGAGCAACAACGGAGGGCGAGGATTTAGAAGGAACGTGGAGAAGCACGTCCGAACCCTTGGCGATTGGGAAATGGTTTTCATTGACCTCGCACAGACCGCCAACAAGCAGACACGAATCTTCACCAACAGCTCCAAGGTGCAAAACATGATTTTCTACCCAGAGGGATGGGAAGACCGCTGGACACATTACGCCAACGCAATGAAGGCTTACAGAAAGGAAGGAGGCAACGAGCACGACGATGCGCCAGACTGCACCACAGGCGTGGTCGAGCGTTTCGGTCTTTTCGTTTCGAGCCAGGTGACCGATGAGGAAGAGGAAGCCATCGAGGATGAGATTTATTAACACAAACAAACATAAGGAGACAAGGCAATGCCACCAATCAACGAGATTATAGACAGAAAGAGAAAGCTCGCCTCACAGATTATCGACGAGCTGAAACAGAAGAACATCGACGTCATCCCTTGGGCGAAGCTCCGCAAGGAGTACGAGCCAAAGGAACACCCAGTCTATACCGACCGCAACTACCGAGACAAGGTGCGCAGGGGCAAGACCGAGAAGATGACCCGAATCACCTACAGCATCCAGAAGCAAGCGGTGAAGCGAATGAAGGAGCTGATGTTCACCATTCCCGTCAGCCGAAAGTACACCACCACGACAGAGCAGGAGAAGCAAGCAGCGGCAATCATGGAGGCAATCTTCAAGAAGAACCGAATCAACGCACTGAACCTTAAGCGAGGACACAAGCTCTTTGCAAGCTGCGAGATGGTGACGATTTGGTTTGCACAGATGCAAGACACCATATACGCAGGGGTGCCAAGCAAGCTGAAACTCCGCTGCAGGGTTTTCTCGCCAATGGACGGAGACATCCTGTACCCACTTTTCGACGAATACGATGACTTGATAGCACTCAGCGTCCAATACACGAGACGCAAAGGAACGGATGAGCTAACTTATTTCGACACCTACACCGATGCCTTCCATTACCGATGGGTGCAGAAGAACAACAGCGGATGGGTGGAGGACATGCAGCCAGAGCCAATCAACATCGGCAAGATTGCAGGAATCTACATTCACCGAGACCTCCCGATTTGGGAAGACCAGAGCGACAACGGCTACGAGCTGGAGTGGTCGGCAAGCAGACAGGGCAACTACCTCCGCAAGAACAGCCGACCAACGTGGGTCATTTATTCCGACAGCCAGCAGGTGACCGCACCGAAGAACAAAAAGCAAGAACCAAGCGATGACAACGCAGGGCGCAACGTTCTCCGATACGGACAGAAGGACAAAGCGGAATACGCCACATGGAATCAAGCCACCGATGCCTTGAAGCTCCACACCGAGGAACTGAGGCGAAACATCCACACCAGCCTCCAACTCCCCGACATGAGCATGGAGCAGATGAAGGCGACACCGATGAGCGGTGAGGCACGCAAGATGCTCTTCATCGATTGCCAAATGAAGGTCACCGACGAAAGCGGTGATTGGCTGGAGTTCTTCGACAGGGAGGTCAACGTGATACGAGCATTCTGCAAGCAGATGTTCCCAAGCCTCGCTGGGGCTTTCGACACCTTGACCGTGGAGAACAAAATAACGCCTTTCCAAATCAACGACCGCAGCCAGCAAATCAAGGACATGAGCGACGGAACAGGTGGAAAGCAGATTATCTCACGAAGGACAGCCATCCGAGAGCTGAACCTTGTGCCAGAGGAAGAGCTGGATGAGGAAGAGAAGAGAATCGAGGATGAGGAGGCAACCAAAGCCGATGCCTTCCAAAACGAACCAACCTTTTAACGGAGAGAAGAAATGCCAAAGACGTTCACCATTGCAACATACGACAAGAAGCACAAGGAGAACCTCGCCAAAAGAGCCAAAAAGGTGCAGCAGCTCTACGATGCAGCCGTCAAGCGCATCGCACAAGCAGCCGCACCCTCGCTCTTTGATGCCGACAACCAAGAGAAGGAGTTCCACTTTGAGGATTTCCCAGCCTTGAAGAAGGAGATGGAGGCACTGATGCAAGACCTTGGAGCGAGCCTTCAGACGAACATCGAGGATGGAGACCAGGAAAGCTGGACGCTCTCCAACACCAAGAACGACGCAATGGTGGACTCCATCATCGGCAAGAAGCAGCTCCCAGCGAAGACCGTCAAGGCTTGGAAGCACCCACACCTCGAAGCCTTGGGTGCATTCATCAGCCGCAAGGAGGCAGGGATGAACCTCAGCAAAAGGGTTTGGAACCTCACCCAGCAGTTCAAGAACGAGATGGAGCTGGCTCTTGAGCTTGGAATGGGCGAAGGGAAGAGCGCAGCCGAACTGAGCCGAGACATCCGCAAATACCTCCAATACCCAGACAAATTATTCAGAAGGGTGCGAGACAAGAGCGGTGCGCTCCGACTTTCCAAGACAGCGGCAGCGTTCCACCCTGGGCGTGGAGTTTATCGCTCCAGCTACAAGAACGCCCTCCGAATGACAGCAACAGAGAACAACATCGCCTACAGGACAGCCGACCACAACCGATGGCAAGCCCTCCCCTTTGTCCTCGGAATCGAGATTCACATCAGCAACAACCACCCGACCGAGGACATCTGCGACATTTTCGATGGAAAAAGGTTTCCAAAGGACTTCAAGTTCACAGGCTGGCACCCTTGGTGCAGGTGTTATGCCGTTTCCGTCCTCGCCAGCCAAGAGGAGATGGACGCATACACCACGGCACTCATGAACGGAGAGGACGTGAGCCATTGGAAGTTCAGCGGACAGGTGGAGAAGATGCCAAAGGAGTTCACCAAGTGGATGAAGGACAACCAGCAGCGCATCGCCAACGCAACCTCCATGCCTTACTTCATCAAGGACAACTACAAGGATGGAGACCCGACAAAGGGGCTGCGATGGGAAGGCGAGAAACCTGATCAAGCGAAGAAACGTGCCAAACCAACTAAGAGCAAGCACGAAATCATCATGGAGAACGCTGCCAAGAGGCACGCGCTGCCAAGAACCAGCGAACAGATAGAAGACATCAAGGACACATGGAGAGACAGAAGGCTCGACGCTTACGATGACCGCTGCGACCAATTGCTGAAGACGCTCACCTACAGCCAAGGACAGACGCTCCCAGCATTGGCGAAGAGACAGATTGCCCTACGCAATGCCATCGGAAAGAACGCATCGGTGGCAGAGGTGGAGAATTTGTTTGCCAAGTTCGAGAAGGGCGTGAAGGCACAGAACGAATGGGACACCCAGGTATGGGGCAGCTTCACCAAGGAGCAAATCGCCAACATGAGAGACATCGAAAAGAGCCTCGGAATCAAGAAGGGAAGACCGATGACTTACGAGGAAGCAGACAGACAGAGCGCAAATCCACTGCACGTGAACGAATACATTGTTGATGCAAAATCGAAATGGAGATTGAGCGGAACGAACATCCGAGTAAGCAAGAATCCTTTATACGACAAAGCCAAGCACAAGCCATACGACATAAACTGCCAGACTTGCGCACCTGCATACGCTTTGAGAGAATGGGGTTTTAACGTTTACGCAAAGGGGAATACGCAGAAATGGGGAGACTTGTCTTATTACCTAAGCAAGGGCGACAATTGGCTGGAGACATGGACAGAGAAAGACGGAACGCCTGTAAGCATAACCAGCTTCAAGGACTACCTAAGAGCGCACCCAAGCTGGAAGCACATGACACAACAGAGATACCTCCAATATTTCGATGAGGTTTGTAAGGAAGAAGGCACATACGAAGTCGGTCTGAGTTGGGAACCAAGAGGTGGACATTGCACAATCGTAAAGAGGTTCAGTGATGGGAGTATTAAATACATAGAACCGCAGGAAGACAACTCGAACGGTAGCGGATTCGAAGAAAAGGACATAAAATATCTTTGTGAAAGAATGAGAAAAGCCCCAATCTTAAAAGATGGCGCAATAAAGGTCAGCGACAAATTACTGAATATGAAATACGTTTCAATCTTTCTTAAATGATGCAATAACATCAAGGGCTAAAAAACCTCCAATTTTTGTTATTTCACCATTCGTGTCAAGAACGAGAGCGACAGGGAAACCTGTCTTCTCGTTTTTTATGTAGGCAGAGAAACAGGAATCCCCCTCCTTTTCCCCAACGAAGGAAACGGAATAAGTAGAACCAAGGTTCTCGCTAACGAAATCCAATATTTTCTTTGAAACCTGCATAAGTCTAATTTTTGCAGCAAACTTACGAAAAAAGTCCGATACCACCAAGGGGAAATCCCTAAGTTTTCGGAATTTTGAATTAAATAACGTTAATTAATGATTGTATTATAATCACATTTAACATTAAAATCGTATTTTTGCAGCATTACAAATTTGTATAACTAAAGCATAATTTTATGTTCGAATTGATTTTAAAGGCACTCAAAACCAAGTTTCCTGGGGTTGATGCCAAGATTTTAGAGCGGATAGCCAAGAAAAAGGCTGAGACGACAACCACGGAGGAAGAAGTGAAAACCGTCGTAGATGGGGTGACCTTCCAATCCATCATAGAGAGCGAGGGCGACCGAAGAGCCAACGAAGCCCAGACCACCGCCATCACCAACTATGAGAAGAAGTACAAGCTGAAGGATGGCAAGAGCATCCAGCAGCCAGAACCACCGAAGCCGACCGAACCACCGACAGGAGGGATGAGCGACGAGGTGAAGCAGATGTTCACAAGGATGGAGCAGGAAAACAAGACGATGCGTGAGCAGCTCAACGGAATCCTACAGGAGAAGCAGGGCAACCAGCGCAAGGCGAAGTTTGAGGCTTTGTTCGAGGGAGCATCAGACAAACTCAAGGAACGCTACCTGCGCAATTACGACCGCCTCTCGTTCAAGGACGATGACGATTTCAACGGCTGGCTCGACACACAGAAGCCATTCATCGAGAGCGACATCAAGGAGGAGAAGGCATCGGGAGCGGCAGCTACCCCACCATTGGGAGGCAACCGACGCAAGCCAGGCGAAGCAGTTGACCCAGCCGTGACCGCCTACCTCAACAGCGAGGCGACACGAGAGAGCCAGACCGCATCACCTGTCATCATCGGACTGAGCCAAGGCGCACCGACACCACCGCCAGCGCAGTAGCACAAGTTTAACCATTTAAAGGGAAAAACCATGAACCGAATGTTCAAGCACAAGGACGCAGCACCGACCGACCCTATCATCTTCGAAACCATCCTCTCGGAGAAGCCAGGTGGCGGTCTCGTCAAGAACCCAGAGTTCGACTTGAAGCCAGGCATCGCAATGAGCCAGGATACCGACGGACTCTACATCCCAATCAAGGGATACCGCCTCATCACAGAGGTCAAGACAGCTGACACCACTATCAAGATTGCCAAGGGTAGCGGTATCAAGAAGGGAGACGTAATCGCCCACGGCAAGGTGGGTGTCGCCTGCACCAAGGTGGACACCGACACGAGCGACGATTACGACATCGTAACCGTTACGATGGGCGTGGCAATCGCCCAGGACACCGTCCTCTACCAAGCAGCCGAAGCAGCGGACGGAAGCACAAAGGAGGCTGCACCAATTCACAAGCCAGAATACATCCTCGGCAATTTCAAGGGCAACCTTGGAAAGGCAGGAGAGGGTGACTTCGAGGCTCGATTGATTAGAGCCGCAAGCCTTCGCAAGGAGACAGCACCTATAGCGCAGGAGGTCGTGGACTTGATGAAGGGCATCACGCTCGATTAATTTTTAACTTAACAAAGGAGACAAGCAACAATGGATGCACCATTATTCGACATTGACATCCCTGGAATGCAAGCGACCGTCAACAAGTTCAAGCCAGGAACAGGTCTCGCATGGGCTACCCTCTTCCCTTTGAAGTACACCCGAAAGTTCGACATCAAGGGCTTGGAGGGTGACGAGGGCATCCCAGTGGCGGCAGACCGAGTCGCATTCAACACCAAGGCTCCAAAGAAGACACGCCAGAAGGTCGGCACTTGGAGCGGCAAGCTGAGCAAGTACGCAGTGAGCCGAGACAAGGACGAGGTAGAGATTAACGAATACCTCGACGCACAGACCCTCGCCAACTCAGCGACCGAGAACCAGCAGGAGAAGCAGGAGCTCGTAAATTTGGTTTACGATGACGTGAACTTTGTCCGCAAGGCGATGGACTACAAGGTGGAGCTGGACTGCATGCGCATCGCATCGAGCGGTGTACAGACATTCCCTGCAAAGATTGAGGGCGACATGGCATCGCAGGACATCATCAACTTCAACGTGCCAGAGGCGAACTTCATCGGAGTTTCAATCTCCGAGAAGAAGAGCAAGGACGGAAAGACCACCCTCAAGAAGGGCTACAGCTGGGATGACGAGGAGAACGCAGACGGACTTCTCGACCTCGCCAACGCACAGGACATGATAGCGAAGCAAGGACTGACCAAGCCACGCTTTGCATTCATGGAAAAGGCAAAGTTCCAAGAGCTGGTGGCACAGAAGAAGACCGCCAAGCGACTCTACCCACAGGTCAACGACCTATCGATGATTACAGCCGACATGATAACGCTGGAGAAAATCAACGCATACAACGCAAGCCCAACACGAGGCTACCCACAGATTATCATCCTCGACACCTACGTGAGCATCGAGCACAAGGACGGCAGCAAGGAGACCATTAAGCCGTGGAACGTGAACGTGGTCACCCTCTCGCCAACCGTGCAGCTCGGCTGGACTTATTACAAGAACGTGCCTATGGTTCAGAACACCGCAGCCCTCCAGGTTTATGGCGGTTTCTTCAAGGTCACCCGATACAGCGAGGTCAACCCACAGAGCGAGACAACGCTGGCAGAGGCATACGTTCAGCCAGCCCTCATCAACCGCAAGTCGCTCGTTTTCCTCAACACCGCCAACCAGACCTGGGCAGACGGAGAGGCGAGCAACTCATAACAACGTTTAACAAGCCAGCAGCATGAAGACAAGCAACGCAATAAAAGCAATGAGCAGCTACCCCATACCAGCCGCAACGATTGAGAACATCATCGAGGAGGCTGGGCTGGACGCAGAGGCAGATATCACCAAGGAGATGCGTGCAAGCGACCAATTCAAGAAAGCGAAGGCACTCACCTACGCATTTCTTTCCGAAGCACCGAACATCACCCAAGGTGGAATCAGCTACACGTTCAGCGAGGACGAACGCTCACGCTTCCAAAAGAAATCAAGCAACCTGCTCGCAGAGTTGGGAGAGGACGAAGGGAGCGACATCCCATGCGGCTACATCGGGGAGGATTTCTGATGATTATTCAAAACGGCTTTCTTTTCACAATCGATACCACTGGAGGGGGAATGCTTCACGGCATCCCCCAAAAGGTGGAACCAAAGCAGAGCGACCCAATCCCCTGCAACATAGTGAAAAACAAGAGCGACCATCAAGGCACGTACCAGGACGGCAAGTTCAAGCAATTTGCAGCCAAGGTATTAATCGAATCGCAGGACTTCACCGCCAAGAGAGTGAAGCTAACCGACAACCGAGGCACTGACCTCGGAGAGTTTGAAGTGCAGGACATCACCTACCTCGAAGCGGTGGACGCATTGCAGATAACCGTCTAAAAGGAGACAGACACCATGCCAATAAAACCCAACTTCACGGCAGCAGACATCCGAGCAAGGATGAGCCAAATGCTGGAGCTACGAAAGAAAGCCCTCATCGGGCAACTTTTCTACATTGGGGAGGAATGCCTGACACAAGCGAGAAGCGGACACAAGTATTTGAACCAAACAGGAAACCTTTGCAGCTCCATCGGCTACTGCATCCTCGACAATGGCAAGATTATCAGCGAGGGAGAATGGAAAGCCGTGGCTGGAGGCAAGGGCGACGGAGAAGAGGGAAAGAAGCAAGGCGTGGCTTTTCTTCATGATCTGGCAGCGAAGCAGACAACAAAGGGCATCGTTTTCTTGATGGTGGCAGGAATGCCATACGCCCAATACGTCGAAGCGATGAGCCTCGACGTTCTCGACACCAGCGAACAGATGGCGCAGAGGAAAATCAAGGACATGCTCAACCGATTATTCAAGACGAAGAACGCTTAACTATGGCAAGGAAAGGACTTACACAAATCGAATTGGAGATGTACGCAGCACTTGAGGAGCTGATGGGGAACACGATAAAGGGAACGTTCTACCCCAGCGAGGTGCGCCCACTCGAAGCAACGACCGAGGACGCAGTTCTCACGGTCTCCAACGCAACGGCAGACCAAATCCAGGAAGGCAGGGCACGGCTCAACATCTACGTGCCAGACATCAACAACGGAGGCGAGAGTCTCGTACCCGACAAAGGGCGATTGGCTGAGCTGGAGGCGATAACCGACACGGTGGTGGAGAAACTTAATGAAGCCGACACCGCCTACACCTTCGATTTGTTCCAAGCGACGGCAACCATTGCCGTGCCAGGGAAGAGCGAGCACTTCGTGAACATCGGGATTCATTTTAAATTAGCAACATTTTCAAATTAAGGAGACACCAACATGGCAGATTCAAAGAAAATCATCATGGCATGGGGAAAGTGCAAGTTTGAGATAGGCGACACAGGAGAGAACGACGCATTCGCAACTACCCTCTTCAGCGTCGGTGTAATCAAAGACAAGAGCACCACCCTCACCAGCAACGATGGCGACGCACTCACCATGAAGTCAACAGGAGGCGAGACCGTGGCACAGGAAGACCTCGAAGGAACACTCAATGTGGAGACCACCGTCATCGAGCCTACCCCAGAGCTTTATGAGAAGCTCGGCATTGCAGACAAGGATGCCGATGGCGAGCAGAAGGTGAAGACCCACATCGTGCCAGGCGACAAGTCCGTGAAGATTACCCCACACAACAAGGGAGCGAGAGGCATCAAGGCACCTCTCTGCCGAATCAAGGTAGCCCCAGCATTGGATGAGGAGAACGGTAACGCCATCAAGATTACCGCCTCCATCTTCAAGACAACAGGCGTACCAGAGACACCAGCGAGCGGAAGCACAGCAGCGATTGACAACAACTACTGGTACTCCCGTTTCAAGACAACCGAGGCTTTGAAATAATCCCATATTCCAAACACCGAGAGCAGGAGGAAGCCACAAAGCCACCCTCCTGCTCTTTCACTTTAGAGCAAGAACATGGAACAGAAGACATTGGAACAGCAGGTCTGCGACACCATCCTCCAGCGCAAGACCACATCGTTGGAGATTGAGGGCAGAACCTACGAGATACCAGCACCGACACCAGCGACCATCATGATGGTGAGCGCAGAGGTTCACAAGATGCCAAGGATTCAGCAGAACCCGAAGAGCATCCTCAACGAGGCACTGCGCACAGCCAAGGACTGCGAGGCATTGGGCAGGATTGCCGCCATCTTGGTACTTGGGGCGAAGCGCATCAACGAGAACCACAAGGTGGTGAGGAGCGAGAGGCGCAAGTGGAACTGGCGCAAGTTCAGATTCACCACGGAGCAAGAGACCGAGAGCGAGCTGGACTTTGTGGCACGGCACATCATGGAGGAGCTGAAACCCTCCACGCTGAACGAGACCATCACCCAGCGGCTCATGGAGATGCAGGTGGGCGATTTTTTCGGTCTTACCACTTCCCTGTCCGCAATAAACACCCTCGAAGCAACCAAGGAAGTGGAACAGACAGCCCCTGGGCAATCATCATAGGATGGGCGAAGAACCTCGGAGTAACGACCGACCAAGTTCTATACGATTACAGCTACGCAAACCTGACCCTCTATTCAGCAGCCACGCCACAATTTGACGATGAGCAGCAAGAGGAATGGGATGCAAGCAAGGATGCAAACAACCCCGACAATTTCAACGACGAAGACGATACCGAGGAAGAGGAGGTCTTCGTAAAGGAGTATTAAAATGGCAGATTTCGACAACGGAAGAGAAGGATTCTCGATAGGCATAGACGATTCTCAGCTCCAATCGGACGCAGAGAAGGTGGTGCAGCAATTCCAAACCATCGGCAGGATTGCCACCGAGATAGGACAAAAGATTGACTCTGCATTCGGCAGCGTCACCACGGAACACCTACAGCAAGAAACAGAGGATGCGGAAGACAAGATTCACGACCTCGGCAACGCCACCAAGAGCGAGGCAGAGAAGATGGACGCAAGCCTCAGAAAGATTGCTGCAGGAATCGGTGCGTACTTTTCCTTGCAGAAATTAACCGAGTTCGAGAGCAAGGTCATCAGCATCAGAAGCGAGATGGAGAGCCTACAGGTTTCATTCAAGACCCTCGCTGGCGAACAGATGGGAGGCGAGCTCTTCGAGCAGATAAAGGAATACGAGCTGCGAACCCCAATGATTATGCAAGACCTCGCATCGGGAGCGCAGACCATGCTCGCCTTCAACATACCAGTGCAGGAGGTCATGGGGAACTTGAAAGCCATCGGTGACATTTCGATGGGCGACAGCGAGAAGTTCAAGAGCCTCACCCTCGCCTTCTCCCAGATGAGCGCAACAGGCAAGCTGATGGGACAGGACTTGCTCCAGATGATTAACGCTGGCTTCAATCCATTGCAGGTTATCAGCGAGAAGACAGGCAAGAGCATCGGACAACTTAAGGATGAAATGGAGAAGGGAGCAATCTCCACCAAGATGGTGCAAGAGGCTTTCCACGCAGCAGCATCCGAGGGAGGACAGTTCAACGGAATGCTGGAAGCACAGAGCAAGACCTTGAAGGGAGCAATCTCCAACCTCGAAGGCGCATGGCAATACATGCTGAACGACATAGGCGAGGCACAGGAAGGACTGATTGTCGGCAGCATCGACATGGCGCAGAGCATCATCGCCAACTACAAGCAGGTCGGGCAGATCATAATGGGCTTGATTACCACATACGGAATTTACAAGGCAGCGGTGGTGACAGCCATTGCAGCCGAAAAACTCCACATTGAGACCCTCACCATCGCCAAGGTGAGAATTGCCGTGGTCGAGAAAGTGCAAGCCGCACTCAACGCAACGATGCTCGCCAACCCATACGTGGCAGCAGCCACAGCCCTCGGTGTTTTGATTGGAGTCTTGGTGGCATGCCACGACAGCACCACAGCAGAAGAAAAGGCACAAGCAGCCCTCAACGACACGCTGGAGGAAGCAAGGCAGAAACAGCAAGACTACAACGACGAGACCGAAAGGGCAATAAGCAGGGCGCAACAGGATGAGGATGCAACCCACGGACGCAAGAAAGCGATGGACTTACTCATCCAGCGATACCCAGCCATCATAAAAAAATACATTGACGAAGAAGGACACCTCCGCAACATCTTGAAGCTAAAGCAAGAGATTGCAGCACAAGACGGAGTGAACAGAGTCAAGAGTCTACAGACCGACAAGAACAATGCGGACAGAGCGACACGAGCATTCCAGGCGAAACAGAAGGCACGCAACGATGCCATCAACGCTGGCTCATCCGCAAATTCGTGGAGGGATTACCTGCCAGCCAACATGAGGTCAGAGGTTGAATGGGCAGACAAATGGTACAAAGACAAGACAAAACAACCTTGGTACAGGGGAGCAAGCATCGAGGAACAAATCAAGTTCTCGAAAGATTACTCCGTCGGTGCCAACAAGAACGTGGCAAAGGAAATAACCAGCCAAAACGCAACACGATATAGCGAGACCTTCAAGGACATGAGCAAGAAGCAGCTCGACCAGGTCATTAAAACCTTGACGAACGGAAAGAAGACAGGAAAGAACGTAAAGTTCAACTTGCAAGGACTCGGCAATTACACATACAGCCAAAGCGACATTCAAAGCATGCTGACAATCGCCCAGGGAATCGCATCGGCAAGGCAAAAGAGCAAAAGCGATTACATTAAAACCGATTGGGAACAGCAAGCCAAGGACGCACAAGCCAAGCTCGACCAAATGACCGACAAGCAGAAAGGCAGCAAGGAATGGAAGAAACAAGAAAAGCTGCTCATAGAGGCACAAGACCACCTCGCAGCAAGAACCGTCTCCACCCATTCGCAAAGGGAGAGCGCAGCAAAGAAGCAACAAAAACAGCAGGAGACCGAAGCTGAGAAGAAAGCCAAGGAGCAAGCAAAGGCAGACGAAAAGAAGGCAGAGGAAACCTACAAGTACGACAAGCAGACCCAGCAGCAGAAGAGCGACAACGAGCTGCTGCAAGCGCAAGCCATCGTGGATGCGATGAAGGAAGGCGAGGCGAAGAAGCTCGCCCAGCTCGACGTTAACTACAAGAAGGAGAAGGAAGCCATCGACAAGGAAGAGCAGACCCTTCTCCAAGCCAAGATTGACCACGCCAAGACCTTGTGGGATGCAGACCCGAAGCACGAGAAGCAGGGCTTCTATGCAACAGGGCAGCAGAAGGGCATCAAGCTCACCGATGAGGAAAAGGCAGGAATCACAGCCAAGAGACAATCGCTCGAAGCCAACAACACGCAGCAGAGAAGCGACATCATCAAGGCTTTGCTGGAGAAATACGACGATGAGAACGAGAAGGCAGAGAAGATACGCCAGGCAATCACCGACGACATCAACCAGCTAACCAAGTTAAGAGACGAAGCAGCCAAGCTCGGCAACGAGAATCTGGCGAAGAAATACGAGGGCAAGCGACAGCAAGCCGTCCAAGCCTTCGAGGAGAACGTGCAAAGCGTTTACCTTGAGGAGCTGAAAAAATCCATTGATTGGGATGCGGTCTTCAACAACCTCGACAAGCAGACCGTGAGCGAGCTGAAGAGCACGAGAGACAAACTGACCCAATACAAGAACAGCAAGGAATACCAGCAAGCCACCCCCGAAAACAAGAAGGTGGTCTCCAATGCGATAAACCAGCTGAACGATGCCATAATCAAGGGAAGCGGTATCTTTGGCAACCTCGCTGAGAACTGCAAGGCTTACGAGGAAGCCAGCGAGCGATACACCACCGCCCTGCAGGAGTTGAACACCGCCCTCTCGCAGCTTGATGACATCGAGGACAGCGACGCACCAGAGGAAGCCAAGGAGAAGGCAAGGAAGAGAGTGGAGGCAGCACAGAAGAAGGCTGATGAGGCGAAGAAGGACAAGGACACCACCAAGGTGAACAGAGACAAGTCCATCGACACCACCACCAACAACATCATCCAGCTAACCAACGCCATCACCCAGCTGGGCAGCACCAGCGAGATGAGCCTGTCGGAACTTGGCAACATCGCCAACAGCGTGGCTTCACTCTTTGGAGAGGCTGGCTCGAAGATTGGAGGCATCATCGGTGCAATCCTCTCATTGCTCGACCAAATCCAGAAGCAGGGCTTGTGGAATTTCGTCGGAAACGTTTTCTCCTCCGTCTTTGGAGCGGTCGGTGGAATTTTCCGCAGTCTCACAGGAAGCAAGCTATTCGGAACGGACACCAGCGTCGAGGACACCATCAACGACCTGACCCAATCAAACAAAGACCTCGAATCAGCCGTGGACAGGCTGACGGAGATAATGAAGGACAAGGCAGGACAGGAAGCGACCGACACCTACCAGCGAGCCAAGAAGAACCTCGAAGAATCGGTAGCCAACAAGCAACAGATAATGCGAGCCACAGGTGGCTCATACAGCAACGGATTCATCGGCATCGGAGGCAAGCACTCATCCGACAAGAAGATAAACGACGCAATGAGCAAAGCCGACTGGCAACGCATCAGCGACATCACAGGGGTGAGCGTCCAATCCGCTGGCGACTTTTGGAACTTGACAAGCGAGCAGATGGCAAAGGTGGCAGACGAAGCCACCGACCTCTACACCAAGATAAAGAACGCCAGCAACGACGGATACAAGAGCAACGCCAGCAACATGGATGAATACATCGAGTACTACAAGAAGCTCATCGACTTGCAGAACGACTACAACGAGGCTGTAACAAACTTATCCTTTGACAGCGCAAAGGACGGATTGAAGGAATTGCTAAAGGACACCGACAAGGGCGTGAAAGACGCAACACAGAAGGTCAAGGAATACATGGAGGATGCCATCCTCAACTACATAACCAAGACCACCCTCGCCCAGGACTTGCAGGATTGGTACTCGCAATTTGCCGACGCAATGGCAGACGGCAAGCTCGACGCAAGCGAGAAGGCGGACCTTCAGAAGAAATACGAGGATGCCTACCGCAAGGGAGAGCAAGCACGAGACAACGCATACGCTGCAGCAGGGATTGACCCAAAGGACAACTACAGCCAGAGCAGCACCAGCGCAAGCCTCAGTGGAATGACGCAAGACCAAGGGCAGGAGATGAACGGAAGGCTCTCCAGCGTTCAGAACAGCCTGGCCATCGTTTCGGAAGCCGTCCAGCAGCAAGCGCAGAACAACGCAGCCATCGCCAACAGCGCAGCCATCATCAGAAACAACCTCGATGACATGATGGAGGTGCAGGTGCAAGCGGTCGCCCATTTGGAGAAGATAGAGCGATACACCAGCGAGCTGCCGTCGATGAACCAGAAGCTGGAGAAAATACGCAAGAACACAGAGAAGCTATAGGAGAACAGCAACATGAACAGAGCAGGAGAATTATTCATCAACGACATGGACGCATTCAAGGCGTGGGGCGTTTGCCTTAGCGACTCCTCCCTTTGCACCCTCGTGGAGCCAGAGCCACTGAAGGATGCGGTCAGCAACAAGTCAACGACCGAGAACGGAAAGCAGGTGCGAAGGGAACAGCAGCCAAAAGTGGACGAAAGAGACATTACCCTCTTCGTCCAGCTTTACGCAACAAGCAGGGATGAGATGTTCAGCAAGCTCATAGCCTTCAAGAAGGAGTTGAAGAAGAGGCGCATCAACATACGCACCAAGTTCGAGGAAGGCGTGGTGTACCGATGCGATTACAAGAGCTGCAAGCAATTCAAGTCATACTTCAAGGGATTCGCCACATTCAGCCTCACGCTGAACGAACCGAACCCAGCGAACAGAGGAACAGAGGACACGGACAACTATGAAGATTCAGATTTATAACAGGGCGCAAGCCAAGGCATACACCATCCCCGTGGGCAGCGGAAGCACCTACGCATGGAAGAAGCAGGAGGAAGAGTACATCACCGTCATTTTCTCCAGCGACTTTGTCCTGTCCTTGAAAAAAGGCTTTTACACCAACATCGAGGGGCTCGGTCGCTTCGAGGTGGTGGACTTGCCGACACCAACCGCTGCGAGCAAGAACGCTGGCTACGATTATGAACTGCGACTCGACCGTCCATGGTACAAATTCAAGAACCGCATCATCTTCTTCAGAAGAGGGAGCGTGAACGGAATGGAAGCCAAGTGGAGCTTAACTGACACCTTGCAAGCCCACGCAGGAATCCTCACAGACAACCTCTCCGAGATTGGCTACACCTACGGAGGCAAGGATTACATGGTTTATATCCACGAGGACGTGGAGAAGAGGAACGAGGCGAAACTGATAGCATACGACAGCACCACTCTCCTCTCCTCGCTCGACCAAATGGCGGAGACCTTCGACACCGAATGGTGGATAGAAGAGAACATCATCCACTTTGGCAGATGCGAGCAAGGAGACAAGACCATCACGCTGGAACAGCACAAGGAGCTGAACGGACTGAGCAGAAGCGAGGACAGCGAGGAACACGGAACACGCCTCTACGCTTTCGGCTCCAGCCGCAACCTCAACCAAAACTACAGGCGCAAGCTGAAGAACCCATTCACGATAGACGGCATCCACGACCTCTACAGCACCAAGGTACGGTTCACCACCAATAAGCCGAAGACGTTCTACAGCGAGAACATGCGCATCAAGATAACCAGCTACAGCAAGTACGCAGGGCAGACATTCACCTTCAAGGTGGTCAGCGGTTCATACGGCAACCCAGCGGCAGGACAGACTGCCTCATGGAACAATCCAGTCTTCGAGATAGAGGTGAGTAGCATGACGGATGCCATCGGCTTTCAAAACGGCACAGGGGTGCAGTTCATCATCGGAGACGAGACAGGTGGACAAACCGACGATAGCAAGACAACGATGGTGAAAATCGAGCGAGACAGCTATCAGATTTTCAGCTTCAAGGACTTGCAACTACAGAAGAAAGCCATCACGAGGAACAGCACCATCACGCTGGCAGACAAGACAACGACAGGAATCGAGTTCATCGGCATAGCCAGCGACGGAACAAACAACGTGAATGACAGCAGGGATTGCTACGCCTTGACCGACAAGACGAAGAAGCTGGTAGGAAGCCAGCAGGTCACCCTCGCCCACCTTGCGATGGCTTACATCAACAAGTTCTACACAGAGCCGATAGACGGACAGAGCGAGGTGGCGATACAGGGAGTGAGCGACACCATTCTCCAGCTACCGATAGGCACGCCATACATTGACAGCGACCCGAACCTCGACCCCGATGACATTACGGACATCGTAAAGACTTACGAGGACATCTACCCAAGGGCATTGCTCACCATCACGGAGGTCACGGAGATACCAGCCAAGACAACCGACACGGACACAGGCAACGTGACCTATTGGACGGCATACCGATTCAAGGCAAAGCTACAGGACGGCTCGCCTTTTGTTTTCGACAGCATCTACGAGACGCAGGAAGAGAACAAACCGCTGAGCATCCACTTCGAGAGCGGACAGCTGAACGGAATGGACTTCGAGGTTCACTTCAACCCAGACGCAGACACCGACGATAGGCAGCTCTTCGAGATTACGAGGAACGACACCTACACCCTCGAACTCCCGAACGAGACGATGAAGCCAGCGGTCGGAGACACGCTCTTCATGTACAACATGGACATTACCTTCATCGATGACGAATTGGTGGAGGCAGCGGAAATGGAGCTGAAGGCAGAAGCCGAGAAGGACATGAAGAAGATGAAGGTGGACAACGGAACCTACACAGGAACGAAGAACCCCCTCGAATTCGGCAAGAGGAAAATCGAGCTGACATACGGAAGCAAGGTGAAGCTCATCGCCCCCGAATACTTCGACACGGAAGACCACGCAAGAGAGAGCCGCATCATCGGCTGGGAGCTGAACCTGGAGGACACCACGCAGGGAGAGCTGACTATCGGTGAGAGCAAGGCATACAGCAACAGCGAGAGCCTCGCCAGCACGGTGGACGAAATCGTTTATTACAACAACCAAATACAGAACACCACCGCCCAGGGCAACATTCCTGCATACGACAAGCTCATCACCGAGCTTCAAAATAAAATGACCTTCCTCGAAAAGAGGATGGACACCAAGCTGAGCAAGGTCTTCGAGGACAGCGCAAGGCAGCTCATCAACCTCTACAAGGGAATGACCGTCGGGGAGTTTGTCAGCGGACAATTCGGAAAGGGAGGCTACATCGATCAAATGGGAAGAGCGGAACTTCACAGCCTCACGCTCCGAGATTTTCTTGAGACACCCGAATACAGGTGCAACCGAGTTTCAATCCAGATAGGCAACCGATGGAGGGCAGCAGGAGGAGGCATCATCGAGGAGGTCATCCCAGACACCGATAGTGATGGAAACAAACTGAGCACAGGAACAATCGTCCTCCACCTCCAAGATGGGGAAATCGGCAAGATTGCCGTTGATGACATCTGCCAAGGCATCTGGCACGAAGGGATGAGCATCGAGGACAACGAGAGCGATGACTTCGACGATGGCATCGGAAACTTCAAGTTCGCAGGATTCTACACCGCATACTTCCGCATCACGGAAATCATCGACACCACCCACAACAGCAGGGTGCGCTACGCATTGAGACCGACAAGCGACACATGGAGCAACCAGCACCACCCACACGACATGATGCACTTTGTCGCATACGGAAACTTCAGCGACACCACCCGACAGAAGAGCCGATACAGCACGCTGACATACGAGCGATACCTGACCGACGTGAACAACTGGGAATTCAGCAAGGACATGATAGCCGCCCAATTCGGAGACTTGACGAACCTCAACATCTTCGGATTCAACATGAAGGGGTACTCCGCCTACCTCAACAACATATACATGACAGGAACGATAGAGCAGTTCGAGAACATGGGAAGGAAGATGCTCATCGACCAAAGCCTGGACGGATACATGGCGGTGGACGAGACAGAGACCGTGACCATCCAGATTGTGGACGGATACCTGCAAGACCACACGGAGGAATACACCTTCAAGGTGGAGCGAGACACGGGAGACAGCGCATCGGATGCGGTATGGAACGCCAAGCCAGAGCACCTAAACTGCGGCTCGCAGTTCAACATCAGCTACGAAGACCTGCACATCAACCCGAACCACAGCGGAATCAGTACCCTGTTCTACGTTACGGCAGACGATGGAAAAGAAGCCCCACTGACGGAGCCAATCGAATATTAATTTAAAAAAGAGGAGAAAAAGAATGGCAAACAAAAAAAGGACATTCCAATCGGAGCGCAAGCACACGAGGCTCGACTTCTCGCCTTTGGTGATAACTTGCGAGCTGGTCTGCACCACGGCAGACTCACCGACGGCACAGACAGCCAACACTGCGCTGGGGCAATACGAGCCAGACCGCAGCGTTACTCCGACAATCATTAGACCGCAGACAACGGTCAACGACCCCGACGACATCTACACATCGGGAATCAACAACCACAACCTCGCCAGCGACCAACATCAATGGAAGGTGAACGGAACACCGATAGCCAGCGTTTGGAAGGAGGGAACTGACTACGCCATCATCAAGGACACCAGCGAGGACAACGGCAGCTTGAAGATTATGCGCAACATCGTGCCAGGAGAGGTGGCTGCGCTTTCATACCAGGGCATGTTCAACGATTTCAGAACAGGCACGAACTACGTGGTGGAAGCAAGCGGCATGGCACTGACAACCACCGACAAGGGAGGCAACAAGATGGACTGCTCTGTGGATTGCGAGGAACTGACCTACGACCCTTTGAAGGATGAGCTCACCCTTTATGAGTACTTGGTGGCAGAGGGAATCGAGAAGGCAGGACAGCGAGACAAGTTCATCAACGGAAAGAGCTACGAGCGAACCGTGACCGTCACCCTCACCAAGGGAACGAGTACGATGACAGCCCTGCCGACAGGAATCACGATGCGCCTTGTCGAACGAGGCAAGAACACCGCACTCACGGCAGGAACGCTCACCTATCCCGAAATCAAGTCGATAGCATTCCCTAAGATTTCATTCGACATGAGATTCACATGGGAGAAGGAGTTCGAGGTTCAGTTTGTGGACACCAGCGGAACCGTGAAGGCAAGCGCAGGAATCAAGCTCATACGAGACATGAGCATCCTCACCCAGCACGACGTGGCGAGAGGCAACGACATCGTGCCAGGGCAGCAGAGATACTACAACTACGGCATCTTTGCGGCTGGAACGCAGCCAATCCAATACCCAGAGCTTTATTATAACATCCAATGGTGGACACAGGCGAGGGTTTACGACGCAGCGACCAAAACCTACAAGTTCGCAGAGCGAATCAACCGACAAGTTGGAGAGAGCATGGAGTGCAGCGTGGATTCATTGGGCATCGGCTACGAGAAGAACCTTTGCTGGTTCGACGCTTCAATGGACATCGAGGAAAGAGAGCCAGCATCGGTACTGACGGCAACCGATGGAAGCACCGTCCTCACGGATGAGAAAGGAAACGTTTTAATTTTTTAGCTTATGAGATACGCAATCGTCGATACAGGCAAGGCAGAAGCCAAGGGGCTGAAGCCAAAATACCATCGGACGAACAGCACAGGCTCGAAGATGGCAGTGAACGAGAACGAATTACTGAAGGTGAACGAGAACCCAGGGACAGCGGCAACAAGTCTCGGTGGCAAGCTCATGGAGCTGGACGAATTCAAGGTAGAACTTAACAAATGGGATGAATAAGCATGAGCAACAAAATCAAGGGAGCGTTCACGGTGCGCTTCATCAGAACAGGCGACCAGATCTACGTCACCAAGAACATCGTGAAGTTTGACAAGAACGGAGCGGAAAGCGGAGGCTCGCTCTTCCAAGCCATCGACCCGACGAACGGAACTTTATCCGTCGATTGGAAGACCGACATCTACAACCAGCCAGCCTTGAAGGTGGGCATCAAGAGCGCAGTCGGCAACCCCGTCACCATCACCAGCATCAAGTGGACATACAGAGGAACGGAGCTGACCTTCAACACCAGCGCAGCCACCACAGGCAACTACGCAGGATGGCAGCTCTCCACCGACGGAAAGTTTGCAAAGAAGGAGACGGACGGATTCTGCTACCTCCGATTCATCGACAACGCAGCCAGCACCACCATCATCTCGAACCAGATAATCGGATACGAGATTAGCTACATCTCAAACAACGTTCGAGACAGCATAGCAGGAACAGAGGACGTGCTGATTCAGCAAGCAGGAGCGGACAGCTACTCGGTGAACATCACGACCAACTGCAGCACCCTCAACTCAACCACCACGAGCACCACGCTCACGGCAACATACCTCTACGGAGTGAAGCCGATAGGAGACACGGAGTTTGCAGCGAGCTGGAAGCTGGAGTGGTACAAGGACTTCGTCTTGATTAGCGGACAGAACGGAAAGACCTTGAAGGTCACAAGAGACGACGTGGACGGCAGCTCGGTGTTCAGCGTCAAGCTCCTGCACAAGGAAGGAGACAACTGGGTGGTGAAAGCCGTGGACGCACAGCGAGTGACCGACGATGCAGACGAATGGCAGATAGACGCAGAGCCAGATGGAGCGAACCCCGATGCCATATCCAAGACCAGCAACGCAAAGTTTGTGCTGAAGCTGAAACAGAACGGCACGAATTACACAGGGTCGGTAACATGGGGCTGGGACGTTTACAACGCACTGAACGCCAAGACCAGCACAGGCAACACAGGGGCGAACGTCACACTGACAGCGGAAATGGCGAAATGCGTGCCAGACTCAAGCAACCCAGACAAGAATTATTATTCAGACGTAGCCGTCGAGGTTTCGGCTGAGATTTCATAACCAAACAAAGGAGACAAGAGAAATGACAACATTCAAGAAGATTTCAGAGTTTGACTTGACAACGAGCCTTAACGGAACAGACACCATCATGGTGGTGGCAGGAGGCACGCCAAAGCGCATCACCCTCGACAACTTGCGAGCGATGATGGAAGAGAACCAGCAGCAGTTCCTCGACGAGAACGCCTTCTACATAGAGGAGAACACCGCATCGAGCAAGGGAGCGGCATACTGCGTGACAGGAGGCAGCAGCCTCATGCGCCAGATTTGGCTCTCCAAGATTTGCGGAATTCTGATGACCACGGACGGACACTTCACCAAGCTGAACCCGAACGACCACCGATACACAGCCGATGGCGACCAAGTGGTGAAGGACGGTGCCGTGGTGGACGCTTACAAAAATGCCGATTGGTTCGGCATGATTGAGGGTGGTTATTGGAACTACCTGCAAGAGGTGACCATAAGCGGAGTGAAGCACATCAGACACCACATGTCGCTCACACCGCTGCCAGGAGGATGGTTCAGCAAGAATATCCCAGTCGGCATGTTCAAATGCGCGATTCAGAGCGGACAGATGAGAAGCATCCCGTTTGTCATTCCAAGCGGAGGCAGCAACATCAACCAATTCTTCAACTACGCCCAGGCACGAAGCAAGAACCACGGACTCGCAGGCGAGCCTTTCCGCAATTTCCTCCTTCAGTACATGATGGCGAAATACGGATACAGAGACATTCAGAACTTGACGGCAAGCGATGGTACAAAGATTTTCGGTCCAGGACTTGACGGAACGGAGAAAAGCGCATCCTCCACATTGACTGATGGATTCGCAAGACAGAAGAGCATCAAGACAGGCGCATGCCTTGCCCTCGGATACAACGACGGAAAGGCAGAGGTCAAGGACGCAGACAACTACACCTGCCACAGCGTGAACGTGGGAGTTTGGGAAAACCCATACGGTCAATATTGGGAAATGGACGGTCACCTTTGCAGCGTCGGTACGGACGTTTACCAATGGGATGAGAACTTCCTGCCGACAGGCACACCAACCACGGACAGCTTCGCAGCGGTCAAGCACAACAAGCTGACACGACTTACAGCGGAAGGCAACAGCGATGCGGACATCACTCTAATCACCACGCAAGGGGCGCAACACATGAGTTACGTGCCAACAGCCAAGCACACAGGCATCGCCTACGGAGACCACTACTGGTACAACGCAAGTGGGCAGCTGTGGCTTGGTGGCGGCTCCTCGTACTCCGGTGCGG